AGTATTTGATGATATTAGTTCGTCTTTTAATGGATTTAGAAAGAAATTTACTCTATCTACAGAAATTAACGGTCAAACCCAAATTGTTAATCTAAGAACACCAACTGGTAGTGATTTGGATATAACAAATAATATATTCATATTCATAAATGATATATTGCAAGACCCAACATATGCTTATACATTTAGGGGAAGTAGAGTCATCTTTACTGAAGCTCCAATATCTGGATCCAAATGTGTAATTTTATATTATAGAGGATCATCTATAGATGTTACAGAAATAACGCCACCCAAAACTATAAAAGAAGGCGATAGTGTAGTTATCCAAGAAAGTGCGAATGATCCTTTTGACATAGAACAATTTGATAGAGTTGTAAAAACTTTGACTTCTTCGGACCAACTAGAAACTTTTGTATATTCTAGCGTTGGAATTAATACAGATACTGCTAAATTTAGGCCATTAACTTGGAAAAAACAAAAACAAGATAGGATTATTTCTGGAACTTTATTCTCCAAGTCCAGACCAAGTTTACAGTCTAATGTAACTCCAACTGCAAATATAATTAAAAAAATATTACCATCAGATGATGTAATTTATGTTGATAATGCTTTCCCTCTATTTTCCGATCTAGATCAATTGAATGAAAACATTAGAGATATTTTCATTACAGAACATAGAGAAGTTCTTGGTGCTTTGGGAGAAGCGATTGTTTCTGGTGCCTCAACAGTTTCTTCAATAACAATAACAAATCCTGGTGTTGGTTATGCAAATACTCTATCACCAAAAGTAAGAATATCCTCTTCTTCTATAAAGAAAAAGGATCCAATATACAATTGGCAATATGTCAATATAAGTGGAATAACATCATTGTCCGTCTTTAACGAATTGTCATATGGAAATCAATTTGTAGCAGTTGGAAATAGCTCCTTGTATGCTTATAGTTTTGATGGAGAAAATTGGACAACTGGTAATGTTGGTGTTGGAACTACTGTTAATTTAAAATCCGTTGAAAAAGTCAGTGTAGGATCATCAGATATAATACTAACAGTAGGATCTAAAGCAAAAATAGCACAGTCTGTTGGATACAGTTCTACATTAACTTCTTGGGTTGAAATTCCTTGTTTTGAGGAAATTACTCTAGTAGGAGTTGGAGTTGTTGGATTTAATCCAACAACTTATAATGGAACATTTAATTCTATAACTTCAGGAAATAATAGTTGGGTTGTAGTTGGAGCTGGTGGATCTATATTTACATCTTCTGGTATAATAACCTCAAGATTTATAAGCAGATTCTCTGGAGTTATTCAAGATTTAAATTCAGTTGCCTATGGCAATCAATATTTTGTTGCGGTTGGTAATAATGGAACTGTTATTTCTTCAGATAATGGAACTTCTTGGGATATTAATCAAAATGGAGTACCTCTTCAAAAATACAATAAGGTAATATTTGATGGAAGTAAATTTGTTGTAGTAGGAAATAGTGGAACAATATTGAAGTCAATTAATCGTAACTTATATCAATTAGTTTTAAATAATATTAACTCTTCTGAAAATATTATAAACATAAACTATTTTAATGGTTTATATGTTGCTATTACTTCTGTCAATAAAATATACTATTCTTTTGATCTATCTAATTGGACATATAGAGATACTTTGCAATCAAATCAATTAAATGATTCAATATTTGTAAACAATTTAGGTCTTGATGGAACTTTTGTTGCAGTTGGAGCTGCAGGAACAATAATAACATCGACACCAGTTTATCATAGAGCCACTGCAGAGGCTGTGGTGACTAATGGGGAAGTTTCTAGTATCAATATAACTGATGGTGGATTTGGATATTTTGATTATGATATTCCAAGTGTAATAATCGAATCGGACCTATTTACAACTGAACTAATTAGGTCATTCAAGGTCAAGGGTGATTATGGCGACATTATTGGAGTAACAACTTTCTTACCTGGAACTCCTGGAATAGGAACAACATCTCCAAAAATTGAATTTAGATTAAAATCCGAAAATTATGATAACAGTACTCTTGGTATTGGATACTCTTCTCCAAATACTTTTGGAGTAACAGCTTCACAACTTGAAAAAGGTGACTACTTTGTAATCAGTCAAAGTAATGTTCAAACAGATGGAAGTTTAATAGGAATTTCTACTTTCTTGGGAGGAATGTCAAACTATCCTAATTCTAAGATTGGAATAGCTACCAATTTCTTAGATGGAGTCTACATTGTTGAAAATGTAACAGCTCCTTTCGCGGGAATAGTTACTGTTACTTGTCATTTTGCTCCAGATTCTGGAACATCAGTATCCGTATCTGATAGAGGTACTTATAATTCAGGAACATTAACTTTCTCTGGAATTAATACCAATGGTTTTTATGGAAGATATAGTTGGTCTAAGTTTTATGATTTCCAAAATAGATCTTTATCATTGACGGGATCAAAGTCTTTTGATGTTTATACTGATAACGGATTGACTGGATTATCAACTTCACCTAAAGTTGTTAGAACAAGACCCAACTTAAGTAACTAAATAAAAAAAAGTCTAAATTAAAAATGCCCGCTATCATATCTGATCAATTTAGGATTTTAAATGCAGAAAACTTTGTAAAGAGTGTTTCTGGTGTAGGGGATACTACCAATAAATATTATACTTTTATCGGACTTCCAAACTCCACTAGTGTACAATCTGGAGGATCTCCAATTTGGATTAATAATACACCTTCTCCACTGGACGGGTTTAGGGAAGAATATCAGATAAAAGAAAGTATTATTGCAATGAAACAAATTACTAGTCAAGATGTGAGAAGACTAGTAAGAAAAGTTCAATGGGTTAGTGGAAATACTTATGAAATGTATAGACACGACTATAACGTTTATAATCCCACTCCAGTTACAGGTAATACAAGTTTATATGAAGCGAATTATTATGTTGTAAACGAAGATCTTAGAGTTTACATTTGTTTACAAAATGGAACAGATCCTGAGAATCCAAAAGGCAGGCCATCTTATGATCAACCAACTTTCATCGACCTTGAACCAAGAACAGCTGGATCGAGTGGTGATGGATATCTTTGGAAATATCTTTATACAATAAAACCTTCCGAAATTATAAAATTTGATTCTATTGAATATATACCCGTCCCAGAAGATTGGGGTGTAACTGGAGAAAGTATTTCTACCAAAAATAATGCTATTGATGGAAAAATTGAAGTTATTTTAGTTACTAACAGGGGAAGTAATTATCAACCAATTTCAACATCATTCTCCAATGTGCCAATTTTGGGTGATGGTAAAGATGGTAAGGCAACTATTACTATCGATTCATTTGGAAAAGTATCTGAAATTTTTGTTACTGAAGGAGGCACTGATTATACCTATGGCACTATAGAATTTTTCCCTGGAGCACCAGGAAGTGATATTAATGGTCCTCTAGGTAAATTGAGTAATACTGGTATTGGAACTACATCAAAAGCATCTTTCAACGTAATTATTCCTCCTAAAGGTGGTCATGGATATGATGTTTATAGAGAATTAGGAGCATATAGAGTACTTCTATATTCTAGATATGAAACTTTAGATTCAAATCCTGATATTATTATAGGAAATGATTTTGCTAGAGTGGGAATAATGAGAAACCCAACTGTAGTTAATAGTAATGTTGAGCTTCTCAATACATCTTTGGTTAGTGGTCTTAAGGCTTTAAAATTATCTGGAGTGACAACAAATACAACTTATGCAGTAGATTCCGTTATAAAACAAACAGTTGGATTGGGATCAACTGCTGTTGGATATGTAGCTTCTTGGGATCCTATTACCGGTGTATTGAAGTATTACCAACCAACAGGATTAGCATCAAGTGAGTCTGGATTTAAAATAATTCCCTTCACATCTACTCCAGTTACTGGATATGGAGTAACAATTAATTGTAGTTCTATCATCGGCCCTGCTTTGTCTATAGATACTGGATTTACGGGTATAACTACTACAATAAATAATAGAATATATCAGTTGGGATTGAATTTTGTTTCCGGAATTTCTTCTGCAGAATATAACGTAAAGTCCGGAGAAATAATATACATAGATAACAGGGCACCAATTCCAAGATCTGCAAACCAAAAGGAAGACATCAAAGTTATACTGGAGTTCTAAAATAAAATGGCACAAAATACCAATCTCAATACATCTCCATATTTTGATGATTTTGATGCAGGAAAAAATTATCAAAGGGTATTATTTAAGCCAGGAACTCCTATACAAGCAAGAGAATTAACGACTTTACAAACTATTCTTCAAGATCAAGTTGAAAAGTTTGGAAAACACTTTTTAAAAGAAGGTGCAGTTGTTATTCCTGGAAACATTGCTTATGATTCCGAGTATACATGTGTTCAAGTCGATCCTAGTCATCTTGGATTGCCTGTATCAATTTACATTGATAATTTTGTAGGGAAACAAATAAAAGGTTCTTCAAGTGGTGTAGTAGCAAAAGTAGAAAGAATAATATCTGATTTAGAGTCTGAAAATAATAACTATACTTTATATGTAAAGTATCAGAGTTCTGGGGAAGGAAATTTTTCCACCTCTGTTTTTGAAGATGGCGAAGATTTGTTATCT